TAATCAATCTCGTTAGCGAAACAACTCCGCTAAAGTTAGCGGAAGCGGTACCTCCGTGCCGCAAGACTGACATGGTATTTTTATTTCGTTGAGTTGTGGGCCGGGATTTCGGTTTGTGATCTCCTGAAGAATATCTCTACGGTCTTTAAGACTTAGTTTTCTAACATCATCTAAACCAAGTACTGGCATTCCGTTGATAGATTCAATACAGTTTTTCAGTAGAATTGTATCCAATTCTGCTGAGGTTTTGTTGGTAGATGTAACGATAGCTTTTTGAGTACTTCCTGTAGGAAGCGCTACTACTACTTCTCCAACCTTACATTTAACGGTAAAGGTATGGTCTCCATCAAGCTTCTTGAGGGGCACATCCTTTTCCAAATCTATTTCAAATACCTGCTCTACACCGCAGCTTGGGCATTCACCAGGTCCTAATTTAATATCAGAACCAAAGGTAGCATTCCTAATTGCTAGCAATAGTAGCTCACGATCCCCAGCATAAAGAGCATCTAATGTATCTTTATCTGCCGGCTCATTGCCAATTTTTACTGTTGCTCTTTCCAAGATTGTTAATAGAGCTTTACCCGGATCACCAATCTTAGAGATTAGTTCTTCATCTATTCCGTTTAATTCTCTAATTTCTGCTGTAGAGATTAGACCCAAAATTGGATCTAATAGCCCACCCAATAACTCAACATCTGTAGCAGGTGGTGGTGTAGTAGTAACTTTTGCAGCACTACTAGCCACCACCTGATCAGAAGGATTCATAGCTTTAGCTGCGAGTTCGTTAGCTAAAGCTGGATTGTTTGAAGCACTTATAGTCGTATCAGTTGTCATATTGTTTACCTTTGTTTAACTTATCGTGATAGGAATGTAGATCCGTCTGCTGAGCCTGCTGCAGTGTATGCTGAAGCGTATTGTACATCCCAACCTTCGTGTACTAGAGACATTTCTTCTACCATAAGGGTATTAGCTCCTGCGTCTAGGTTACTGTAGGAAAGTGATGAGATCCAAGCGTTGTATACCTTGAAGCGAAGTGATGTGTGCTGTTCTTCAGGAAGCTTAGCCTGAGCACCAGCACCAGTATCTGCTTGTGGATTTGGATGGCTTAGAACTTGAATAGTCAAGTCTGTGCGGAATCCTTGTCCTACACCAGTTGTTAGACTTGGTGTTAGAACTGAGAATAGACGCTTCATCCATTGAGCGTTTGAATCTTGTCCCAACATTACACCCTTAGAAAGAGTGATTGGGGTGAACGCAGATTGACCAGGGATCTGGTGAACGTTAGTGTTGTATCCACCTTCACGATAGGCAATAGGTTCGGTTGTTACGCTTAGACCGGAAAGAGAAACAAAACCCATCTTTAGTGGCTTAGCTCCTTTAGTCCAATCTGAAGTTGCTTCAAATGATACTAGGAACTTAAAATTACGGACCGGGTCCGTCATTAAGGTACTTAGTAGGTTTTCAGTTGCTGACATGTTTTTTTATCTCCTTTACGCTGTTGCGTTTCCGGTTAGTTGTCCAAGCTTAATGACAACGAACTCTGCTGGGTACTCAAGAGCAACGCCTACTTCGATGTTAACTCGACCTGCTTGCATATCTGCAAAAGAGGTGGTAGTTGCATCGCATTTTACATAGTATGCTTGAGATGGATTTGTTCCACGTAAGCCACCTGATTGCCAGTAAGAAAGCAAGAAGCTGTTCAGGGTAGTACGGATCTGAGACCATAGACGTGAGTCATTGTTCTCAAATACTGCAAACGAGGTTAGGTCATTCATAGACTTCTCAATGTAAATCAATGAACGACGAATGTTGATGTAGCGGTTATTAGGTGTGTTGTCCAAAGTACGACCACCCATAATAACAATACCTGCACCAGGTACTTGACGGATAGGGTTGATTGGATCAACTGATGTATTGATAGCATCTAGTTCAGCATTAGTGAATAGGTGCTCAGTAGATACTGCAAGAGCCATAGTATTGTTTAGACCAGCTGGAGTCTTAGCAGGGCCACGAGTTGCGTCAGTAGCAATGTATTGTCCTACAACACCTGCACCAGGAGCTTGTAGACGTGTTACGCCAATGCTCTTAGTTGTGTCTGGAATGTAATACCATGGGTAATATGCAGCTGCAATGTTACCTGTAGTGTTACCAGCAAATACTGCGTATGTTGCTGTTACTTGAGTCTGAGCTGCAGAGACAGATAGTCCTGAAGGAGTATCAATTACTGCAAAGCAGTCTGTACGGCTAGCTGCATAAGAAACAGCATCTCCGTGGATTTGAGCAGCAAGATCGCTTGTAGATGCATATGGTGCGTCTGGTGCGTAAATAACTAGTGGGTTATTTACAGAGTCATATGTTGTCCAAGCAGCTGCGTAGTCTGAACGACCAGGTGTTGAACCATCTGTTCCTCCAGCTAGTGCTACAGGTACAGAAGTTGCAGCAGGATACTTTGAACCATCAATACCTGAAGAAGATACCTTAATAACAGCTGATGGGTTAGAGTTAATTACTGAAAGAACATAGTTGCGATCAGTACTTGACATGCTTAGGTCTGTGTAAGAATCTACCAAAGTAGAGGTAGAGTTTCCGTTAACAATAGTTGTTTGGTAAACTTCTAGTCCAAATCGAGCAGCATTTCCTGCAGCTACAATCTTGACTGCATAGTTGCTAGACCAAGACCCTGCGTTAATTGCCTGTAGGGTAAATACAGGGTTTGAAGCAGTAGTTACTGTAACAGTAGCTGTACCAGAAGCGCCGGTTACAGCAGTTCCTGTAGCAGAGTTTGTAACTGTAAATTGTGAGCCTGAGCGTGTCGCAATAGTTACATTGCTTAAGTTAAAGGCTGTTGTTGAAAGTCCTGTAATAGATACAGTCTGTCCTACAGAGAAGGTGTTAGTAGCTGTATAAGTGATAGTTCCACTTGCAGCTGATGCGGCTGTAACAACTGCAGTAGTTGTAGTTGTAGTTCCAGAACCATCTGTGATGGTCAAAGAACCTGCAGTTGCTCCTGATCCGATTACACGCTTTACATATAGGTTTCGGCCACCATTAGCAAAAAAGTTATAGGCAGCCCAAGTTGTTGGGTATGAGTCGTTCAATCCTCCGAAGGTCTTAAAGAAATCTGACCATGTACTTACTAGTACTGGTGCAGCAGTAGGACCTTGAGAAAGAGCTCCAGCAAAAGCTCCGACAGCACCGCTGTTATCAGCAGGCGTCACAGTCTGTGGAAGAGCCACTTCTTGGATATAGACTCCGGGACGGGCAAATGTTGCCATTCGGGTTTACTCCTTAGGGTTAGGTTGTTTTCTTAGGTTGGCCAAATTGTTTAGTGATTAAATACCGTAGATTGATAGTTGTACAATGTATTAACACTTAACACTTCATAGACATCAGTTAACTGGTCTGGGAATAGTTCTGCGCTTATACGGATGTTGTAGACATTGCTAAAGAGGCGTTTGCCACCTTCAGTAGTATCTCTTTTTGAGAACCCTAGCATATCCAGACGACGCATAGTATTGTCTTCTGGGATGGTGAGTTGCCCAAATCTAAAAGGTAGTCTACCAGGTGCAAACAACTTAGCCATAATCTGACGATCATGACGAGGCTGACGAGACCATGTGGAGACTTGGTAGATTAGATCTACCGGGATAGGAAAGTTAACTGGTTGGTTTAAGGAACCGTCTTCGTTAGTATTTGGTGTGGTTCCTTCTGGGGTATAGGTAAGATTTACGCTACCCCTATGAGCACGCTCTACATCCTCACGCACACCTACTAAATCTAGGGTGATATAAGGATAGCTCTGTTGACGGATATCTTTATCTGGCTGTCCATAATAGACAGCTACAGGGCGGGAAGCATTTCCACCATCAGATACAGTAAGTCCTGAAAGAAGAGTCTTAAGAGCTGCGTCTTCATTAATAATAAAAGGCATTATTTAACCCCCAACATGAATGTTCTAATAGCTGGTGATGGAGGAACTTTTTGAGTGCCGTACTCTAGTGTAAGTACAATCTCTTGTAAGCTTTGTGGATAGGAGACAGTATGATTTACCCCATCATGAGATATTGTGAGGTTGTCTGTCACTTCTGAAGGCCACCCATATGATCCTGCATGGGTGCGAAGTTTTTGTGTGTACTCTGCTACTACTCTCTGCTCTTCCGCAGTAATTATGGAGTTAAGAAGTTTTCTGAAACTAGCCACGATTACGGAGCCATTTCGATAGCAAAAACCCTGCAGCAAAACCTAGAACGACTTTCTTACCACCGTTCTGGTCAAGGCTGGCTAAGCCACGAGCAAACTCCTGTTTATCGGCATCAGTCTCTTCACGAGATAGCCGTTGAGCTAAATTAATCATAAATCCTCCATGGGAAGGCGCAGGGTGTTACAAGCAGGGTTCCGGATTACTCCGGCGTCAATAGCAATCATAAAGCAAAAGAGCCCCTTTCGGGGCTCTAAAGCTT